ACGGGCGGGTTGTTTGTTACCGATAGAAGCAGGAATAGAATCAGACATACCATCACCAGGACCTTTAAGCATTCTGCCGCCATCTGAGTACCCTCCTAAGCTAGACATAACGCCGCCTTTAGCAGCTTCCTCAATATTACCTAATGGTTTTGCTACCGCTTTTAATGCGGGTAAACCCTTAATATTAGCTTTCTTTTGTCTTTCATTTAAACGAGTTAAAGCCGCAGTAAATGCGTCTTGATTACGGGTTGTTGGATCAGTATCTCTGTATAAACCAGGATCGCCTTTGGGTAGCCTAGCTGCCCCTCCTACAGCCATTAGCATTGGATTAGACCGCTCATAAGCTGGAGCTTCTCCTACTAATTCGGCACTTACTGGGCGCTGAGTAGGGGTAGCGTACTGGGTCTTATCAATCATTCCCATGGGGTATAAACCGCCTTGTGGGTTCATCGCTGTATTAGCCATAGACATTCGTTCTACAGGGCCACCAGCTTGATAGGACTGCATAATGCCACCTTCGGCAGCATATCTTGGATACTGGGCGCTATAGTATGGATTAGGTCTTGGGGGTTCGTAAGCTTGGAAGTTAGGTGATAAACGACGTAATGGGCTTTGGTATGTATCGGTAGGACCTGCCCCTTGCTGCTCGTCTTGCAGTAAACCAAGCACTGGTAAAGCCTGAACTCCCACTTTTCCGTAACTACCTAAACCGCTATAGAAAGTACTTGGGGTTGCTCCCGGTAATTTAGAAGCCCCTTCAGCAAGAGTATTTGTATCTTTGGCTAATGCCTCAAGAGCTGCGTTTCTAGCTGCACCTTCCGGTAAAGCGGCGGCATTTATACCTGCTTGTGTAGCGTATGGGTTTACGACGTCTGTTGGTGCAAGTGTTCCACCTATAGGCCCAATTTCAGGATTAATAAATGTCCCAGGTGCGCTTGGATTTGGCATAGACACGTTATAACCAGCCACATTTGTAGACGCTGGAGGTGCAATAGTACCAGTAGCTGGATTAAGCGTAGCGTTTGCGGAAGCCTCTAAAGTTTTTTGAGTTAACTCTCTTCCAGCTTCTGTACCCGCAGTAGTCGCTGTTTTTTGAGACATTTCAGCTAAAAGGTTAGGAGCGTCAGCATAAGCCCCAAGACCGCCAGCAACACCTCCACCAAGACCACCCATAAGAGCCGCTTGACCAGCGTCTTTACCTTGAATGGCTGCCATACCACCACTAATAGCCGCACCAGACAAGGCTCCAGCAGCTATACCGCCAGCCATTTGACTACCCAAAGCCGTAGCTAAAGTCGGCGCAGCTGCACCAGCCGTCAAATATGTCAAACCAGCCGCAGCTACAACAGGGAGAATTTGTTCTAAAAAGCCAGCTTCTGGGAGCCCCGTATCTGGGTTAATTGTCAGGGAACCACCGTGTCGCAAAGCTATAGCTTGAAGCCCCTTAACCTCGCTTGGGGTCATATGGACAAGCATTGTGTCGTTGCCACGACCTTTGCTTCTTAAATAGTGTGCTGTATGGTGCAGTCCCATATCTACCTCACGGGGTTGAATTGATTGAAGTTTATCATTAATATAGCGCCGAAACAAACGTTGCGGTAAGAATTACAGACGGAGATGCAGGGTGCACTGGGGCTGTGCCAGGGGGGTATGTAGCCGCTACCGTGTTTCCAGAGTTTGAGGCATACATTAACTGGATGTTATCCCCAGCATTACAAGCAACCACTAGATTCCAAGAGATAATTGCAGCCCCAATACCGCCAGCGTGTTTTGACGGAATTGACACTACACCACCTGTTTGCGCTATATCAATCGTGTTTTTCCTAAACCATAAAGTAACGTTATCTATTGAACTAGTAGCGTTTATAAGCTGGATACTAAACTGAATGTTGTAATACCCAGCCACGGCAAACACGACTTTGGTGTTATCAAGCGGGTCTAGAGCTACCTGATTGCTAGTATCTGTCGTATCGTATGGAATAGCTAAAGCCGTACTTGCAGACGCTACCCCTTGAGCTTCTGTTACATAAACCCCAGCCGCATGAGAAGAGCCACTAGAACCGTATACAGACCGAGTAATGCCCGTAAATGTAGTGGCTGTCTTACCTGTATATCTAATAAGCTCCTGCTCAATAAGAAGAGTGCCAGCAGATGCAAACCCAGTAGTAGATCCAACCACAATAGTTGCAGTTGAGCTTGAGTTTGGAATAGCATTAGTTAAAGTTGTAAAACCGTCTTGGGAAAACGCACCATTTGGGAACTTTAAAAACGCTCCACCCGTATTGGACGAGAAAGGCTGGGCAAAGTTATCAATCTGGTTAAAGTACAGACGTAGGGCATTTAATAGCTGATCTTGGTATAGCTGCCGGTACTCTACGGGCGCAATGGGTAGGTTAGGCGCTTTTGGCGGTCTAAGGTCTAGGGTCTTAATCTGCGGATTAACAGCCATTAGCGTCTTCCATCATTCCTAATATCAATCCGTGGACTACCTAGCTGCCACGCTACACCTAGCGAATCCGACTCAATCCTAAAGGCAAGCTGGCGACCACGTAGGCGGGTATAGACCTGACCAGTAAACTCTTGGATGTTATAAACAGGGGCGTTAGTAAAGTTATCAGCACTAATTACTTCTGGGTTGTCTGCCGTACCATAAGGCGCTCCAGAGTTTTGGCGAGGTTTAACCTTCATCGTGACGTAGGGGTTATTGACGTTAGAGCCGTTAAAGTTAATGTCAGGGAGAATACGCCATACAAAGCCAAAGTTATGTCCATCACCAATGTCAAAGTCAGAAGACTGTATATAAGCATTAATTGGCACGGGGGTTGTGCCCGATACGTCATCTACCGCAGATTCATGGAATAACATCCTACTGTTGTAATCAGCAGCCATTGGGTACTGGCGAATACCAGAGTCTAACCAAGCCGTACGAGCCATTGTGCCGTATGCCCAAGTACGCTCTAAGTAGTTGTAAATCACGTATTTATTTATAGCGTTACTTCCGTTTGAGCAATAAAACCACCATACTTCATTGTAGCTTTCGTTACCACCACAGAATACTTGGAAGGCCTGATCCCTATTAACGTCCTCAAAAATGTACTGCCAGAGCGAGCAAGGTAGGGTCTCAACACGACCCGAGTACATATAGAACTTATCCACACCCATCCAATACGTTACGTTATTAATCGTAATCATAGAGTTTGGAGACATAATCGAGATGTTGTCCATGAGAATCTGGAAGCCCCAAATATAAGGAGGTCCTAGGTATTGCATGGAGTAAATAGCAGAATCTGTCCATACCAGAATCTCTTGGCGGGTAGCACGGGAACCCATAATAAATGAGCCATTGGATAATCTAAATTCGCCTGACTGATTAGTTACTGCGGGTACCCACTCATAGGGGTTTTCTTGGTCAGACCAGCGCACCAGCATTGGGTCAAAAGTTGTAGCTGCTGTTGTTGGGTCGTATGGGTTGGCGCCCATGCAAATAATAAAACGCTGAATTGCTGAAGCTAAAACTTGAAAAGTAGCGGTTGGAACCCTTGTACCATCATACCCAGCAGCGGTAGCTTGAGTAGAAAGAAGTTGTGATCTTACAGTTAAACCACCAGCTATGTTACTAGGATAAACACTTCCAGCTGGGATCCAATAATAAATAGAACCCCCACGAGGGGCAATAAACAGATCCTGTCCGTAGTTATCGTTAGTCCAAAGACGCAATTGTTGACCAATACCTGATGTAAATCCAGTACCCCAGCCACGAGAGCCCGTCTGGGTATAAGCAATAACGTTACCCCCGCCAGTTGTTGTAGAAGTAGCATTTGCCTGAACAGTAATGGTATATGCATTGGCATTAGCAACTGTGGGGTAGAACAGTGTATTTAATAAAACCGCTGAAACACCGCCCGTTGCCGTAGCATTAGCAAAAATAACTGCCTGTCCATTAGACAAACCATGGGCTGTCTGAGTTACTACAACAGAATTACTACCGTTAGTTGTGGCAAAAGGGTTAGTTAGATTAGTTGTTACGCCCGTAACAGGCCAAGGACCAGCACCCCATCCAGTGCCTAAAGTGTATGTATTTAAACCAGTAGGTTGTTGATAAGCAGCTACAACCGTATTGCCGCCCCCATTAGCCGTAGCATTAGCCGTAACCGATACGGTTATCCTATAAGCCGCCGTATTAACTATGGACGTTACTGAATATTCTGCGTTAAGGATTGTTCCTGTTACATTAGTTCCCGTTACTGTATTAGCACCCGAAAAGGTTACGTAATCACCAGCATTTGGGCTGTATTGCCCATCTATTACGGTTACTAAGTTTGACCCGCTAGTTACCACAAAGCAGTTATTTAGTGCTGGGCTAGATGTAAAAACAACGGGGGTAATGTCGTTATACGTACCACCCTGCTCAACATAATATTTAAGGTTTGTACCAACACCCAAGTAATTAGCACCTGCTAACGTAACCCAATTCCATAGCGCTCGTGCCAAACCCAAAAACTGAGCGTTAGCCATGCGGCTCCAACCACCAATCTTTTCAGGAAAACCAGAACGAAAGCGTACCTTGTCGGCATCATACCAACCACCTTCGTTGGAATAATCTGTACCTTCTCGGTTAAGACCTGGGCGGAACTGTAATTTTTGTAATGGCATACGGGTTTACCCTAAGATAAGAACAATGCTCGTTCATCGTTTCTGCGAGTGACTAAGCCTTTCAGTA